TGCGGCATCAAGAGCTTGGAAAGGCGTTGAAAAAGCAGGGCAGAGTATAAGCAATCTTGGCGGCAAAATTACAACCGGCATAACTCTGCCACTTGCTGCCGTTGGTGCAGCGAGTTTTAAGAGTTTTGGAGAGGTAGACAAAACGTTAAGGCTTGTTGGAGAAACCATGGGAAGTACCGCAGAAGAAGCAGAACTGTTGGAGAGTGCTATAAAAACTGCTGCATCAAATTCAACTTTTGGAATGCAGGATGCAGCGGACGCATCACTGAATTTTGCAAGGCAAGGCTTTGACGCAGCTCAAGCGGCGGACATGATAGCACCTGCTATGAATTTAGCAGCAGGAACAGCCTCAGACTTGTCAATGGTTACAGGTGGACTTGGTAACACTTTAAAGGCATTCGGAGCGGATGCAAGTGAGGCGAGTCACTATACAGATATGATGGCAAAGGCACAAGCACAGGCAAATACGGATGTACAGGGGCTTTTTGATGCTATGAGTATAGCAGGATCAACAGCAAATACAGTTGGTTGGGGCTTTTCAGATTTAGCGGTGCTTACTGGTGTATTTGGTGACCATAGTATTGGAGCATCAGAAGGTGCTACAGCATTGAATACTGGACTTATGAGGTTAGCAAGCCCCGCAAAAGAAGCATCTATGTGGCTGGATGAATTAGGGATAAGCGTCTTTGACACGGATGGAAGTCTTAAATCAATGCCTGATACAATCGGAGAACTTCAAAAAGGCTTTGCCGGACTATCTGACCAGCAACAGTTAGCTGCTGCAAGTGCGATTTTTGGTAAAAATCAAGCAGCTAAATGGGTTACTCTGATTAACGGTCCGGGTATAGAAGCCTTACAAGGATATAAGGATAGCATTGAAGGAGCAACCGGAGCATCACAAGCTATGGCGGATGCCTTGATGTCGGGTCCGGGTGGTGCTGTAGAACAATTGAAATCTTCGTTTGATGTGTTCAAATACAGTGCAGGCGAAGCCTTATCAGGTGCAGTGGTTCCTTTTATTGAAAAAATTACAGATTTGCTTGATAAGTTTAACAAGATGGATCCGGAGCAGCAAAAGCAAATAGTTAAGTGGGCAATGATGGCAGCAGCAGTCGGTCCGGTTCTGATGGTATTCGGCAATACAGTGAGCATGGTAGGAAAGATTGGCGGAGCATTTACTAATTTGAGCAGATTTGCAAGTATGGCAACTACAGGATTTAAGGGTCTTACAGCAGGAAGTAGTGCTTTAAGAGTAGGAATTGCAGCCATAAGTACACCTGCAGGTATTGTTATAGCCGTAATTGCAGCTATTATCGTAGTTGTTGTAGCAGTAGTAACACATTTTAATGCTTTCAAAGCTGCTATGAACACTACATCCCCAACAATGCAAAAATTAAAGGCAAGCTTTGAAGAAATTAAATCAAAGATAGAACCTTTTATACCTGTATTGCTACAGGTAGGCAAGGTTGTATGGGATGTGTTAGGAAACGGCATCGCTATGGCAGCAGGAATTGCGGTTTCAGCCTTTGCCGGAATGTTTAGCGGAATAGCAGGTATAATAAGCGGAATAATAACTGCAATTCAAGGAATTATAACCTTTATAAAGGGAGTATTTACAGGCGACTGGCAGATGGCATGGGATGGTATTACTCAAATTTTCAAAGGCTGGGTACAGGGAATTACCGGCTTTATAGACAGTATAAAGGGGGCAATTGGTGGCATAATTGACGGTATCAAAGGTGCAGCGGACTTTGTTGCAGGTGGCGGAGGAAGTCCTTCCAAAACAACCGTGCCGGCAAAAGCAAGAGGTGATTATAACTGGATGGGAGGTCTTGTACAGGTAAATGAAAAAGGTGGTGAGATTATAGACTTACCTCATGGTACAAGAATATATCCCCATGATGAGTCTGTACGAATGGCAAAAGGTTCAGGCGGAACGGTGTTAAATATTCCAAAGTTGGCTGATCAGATTATTGTGCGTGAGGATGCAGATATTGACAGAATAGGCGATGCCATAGCTAAAAAGATTATGGCATCAAGAGGAAATAGAGGAGGTATGAGTTTCAATGCAAGTATGGCTTAAAGGAAGTAGTCCCTTGCGATTTCCTGTACTTCCAAGTGAATATAAGGTGTCGGGTAACAAGGGTATAGAAACAGTAAATATAAATGCTATTGGAGAAGTAGACCTTGAGGGGATGAGGGGGCTAAGAACAGTCTCCTTTTCGTCTTTTTTCCCACAGCATTACGATTCAAGTTATTGTGAATTTAGCAGGATAAAAAAACCTGGAAGGTATATTAAGCAGATAGAGCAAATAATGTCTGAAGGAATTACCCGGATAATCATAACGGGTACGCCAATAAACTTTTCTTGTAGAATATCTTCTTTTGACTATGAAGAAAATGATGGTACAGGTGATATAAGTTTTTCTATAAGTTTAAAAGAACATAGAAAGATAGCTATTACTCAATCTAGTATAGTTACTGAAGGTTCACAGTCTGGAAGTGAAGATGCTTCATCGAAGGATGCGGCTAAAAGAGAAGATACAAGGGAAAAGCCAAGGACTTACACTGTTAAGCGAGGCGATTGTTTAAGTTCGATTGCAAGAAAGTTGACGGGGAATTCGAATTGGCATGCTTTATATGAACAAAACAAAGCTGTTATTGGAAGTAATCCAAACCTAATAAAAGATGGCACAGTTTTAGTGATTCCGTAGGTGGTATATGAAAATAAAGCTTATAAAAGATACAGGTGTTATATACGATATAACAAATGCTTGTTCTAAAATCACATGGAAAGGTTCTGCCAGTGAGGCGGCTAGAAGTGTGGATTTTGACTACATAAATGCACCTTATGACAAGACTATAAGCCTTCCGGGCATTGCAACAGGAGATTACATATCGCTTGAGGACAGCAAAGAAGGTGAAATATTTTTCGGTCAGATTTTCGGAGTAGAAAAATCAAGCCAAACAGGAACTATAACCTTTACGGCTTGTGACATGATGAAACACTTGCTTGAATCAACAGGTCAATATAATTTCAAAAATCTCACAGCTGAGGCGATAACTTCTCAGGTTTGTGCTGATATACAAGTTCCAATTAGATATCTTTACCCAACGGGTGTAAATATCGCAAGTATGATATGCGATAAGATGAAGATATACGATATCATCATGGCAGGATATACAAGAGCACATAGGATAACAGGCGATAAGTATTTCGCTATGATATACAAGCGTGGGCTTGGTGTGTATAAGACAGAATGGATAATAAAGGGCTTTATTTTGTCAGAGAGTACAAATATTTTTGCTAGTAGTATTACTGAAAGCATGGATGAAATAAAAAACAAGGTGCTTATTTTTGATGATAAAGGCAAGCAAATCGGAGAGGTCAAAGATGATGGAAGCATCAAGAAGTTCGGAATATTTCAAGAGATTTACAGCAAAGAGGAAGGTGTGGATGCGACTACAGTAGCAAAGAATCTATTAAAGATACAGCCTACACAGTCAATAAAAATATCGGCTTTAGGTGATATAAACTGCTTGTCTTGCTACTTTGTAGAAGTTAAAGATATTGCTACAGGCTTGTCGGGTAAGTACTGGATATCATCTGATAGTCATACATTTGAGAATGGTATACACAAAATGGAGCTGGAACTTAGATTTGACAGCTTGATGGATGAGAAGGAGATACAAGAAAAAGAGGGGAATACATAATGAGCTGGACTGATGCATTTATAGATACATATACGAAAGATCTATCAGACGGCATACAAGTGGCTGAAATGGTGAGTGCTAACTCGTGCAAAATCGGCGACTTGGTACTGACTGCAGAAGATTTGCTTTTCAATGAGAGTTTGACTGTAAAGCTTGCAAGTCAGGTGGCAGGGCAGTGCCCGGAAGTTGGAGCTTTGCAGGATACAAGCACATACTTGTCACCTTTAAAAGCAGGCGACAAGGTGGCTGTGTATAAGGTCAAAGGAAGTGATCCAAACGACTACACATCTACCCTGTATCTTGTCCTAGGAAAGTTGGTGAGACTATGAGCATATTGCCAAGTTTTTTACAGTCTTTAAACAATACAAAGACAATAAAAGAAGATAGCCAAGTCGTCAAAATGCCTAGAGAGTACGGCATAGACTTTGATACAGGACAGCTTACAGGTAAGATAGTTGAGGGTATCGAGGCTATAAAAGTATGGATATGGTTATGCTTGCATACAGAAAGATTTAGACATGCGATATATTCAAGTGATTATGGTACAGCCTTAGAACAGTATTTCGGGCATGTGCTTAGTGATGAGTATATAAATACCGATTGCGAGAGCGAGGTAACTGATGCACTTCTTATAAATGACTATATAGAGAGTATAGAAAATTTTGGAGCTGTAAAAGATGGCGAACATCTTAGAATCAGTTTTAGGGTAGTGACAAAATTCGGAAGTTTGGAGGTGGATGAGAGTGTACAAAGATAAGACTTATAAGAGTATATTAGCAGAGGCTAAAAATGACATAGGCGATGAAGTTATAAAAGTAGAAGGCAGTCTTGTACACAATGCTTTATCCGCTCTAGCCTATGAGATTGAAAAGTTGTACATACAAATGGACTACATTATAGAGCAAAGCCATGCCAGTACAGCAGATATTAAACATCTTGAAATGATAGCACTAGACCGTGCAATCATAAGAAAATCTGCTACTAATGCTTATGTAAAAGCAGAGTTCAATGTAGCTGTGCCAATCGGCAGCAGATACAGCCTTAAGGGGTATAACTACAAAGCTGTAGAAGTTATAAATGACAACTTACATCAATACAAGATGATAGTGGAAGAGACTGGAACGGGACCGAATAGCCTAAGAGGTGACCTTATACCAATTGACTATGTTGAGGGCTTAGAAAGTGCAAAGGTGACGGAGCTACTTGTCGCAGGTGATGATGAGGAGAGTAAAGAGTCTTTATATAAAAGATACATTGAAAGCTTCACATCTCAAAGCTTTGCAGGAAATATCGCAGCGTATAAAGAGAAATTTGCGACTATACAAGGTATAGGTGGAGCAAAGATATATCCTATTTGGAAAGGTGCAGGTACTGTAAAAGCGGTACTTATATCTTCAGATTATACAGCAGTCAGTGACTATCTTATCAATCAAATCAGATCTGAGGCTGTACCTGCAAAAGGCAGCGGATACGGATGGGCACCGATAGGACATGATCTTACGATTGAATCAGTAAAAGAAGTAGTTATAAATGTAAGTACTCAAATCACATATGCGACAGGATACTCAAGCAGTAACTTATCTGAAAAAATAAAGGAGAAGATAAAGGAATATCTTAAGGATATAGCTCAAACTTGGAAAGATGGTGATGAGCATACAGAGGCTATTATATACATATCAAGGCTTGAAGCTGTAATACTTGATGTACAGGGTGTGCTTGATGTAAATAATACTACTTTAAATAAAAATAGTGGTAATTTGACTTTGCACAGTGATGAAATTCCGAAGCTTGGAGAGGTAGGCTTAAAATGACAGAAGTTGATACAATCCAATACCTACCGCTTCATATAACGGAGATAGAGGAATTTGAAAAAATAGCAAAAATTTATGACAAGTACTTAATACTTGTGTGGCAGTCACTAAAAAGAGAAGAACTTAACAGAGTTCTGCCTACTATGGATGAAAATGAGTGCAGTTACTGGGAAGAACTGCTGCATATAGTAGTAAATCCGGCTGACACACTAGAGGACAGAGTCAACCGCATAAGAGGATACCATGTATCTGACTTGCCTTACACTTTTAATAAGCTGGATGAAGTATTAAAGGTTGTATGTGGTGTGAACAACTATAGACTAAAAGTGGATAACTCAAAATATTTAGTTGATTGTGGTGTAAAGCTTGTATCCATACCTATGATTGAAGTAGTAGCCGACTTGATAAGAAAAAGAGTACCGGCAAATATGATTGTAAATGTTTACGCACTCTTCAATCGTTGGGAACGCTTTAAGACTATGCAGTGGTCGGAGTTGACCACAGGAACATGGAATAGCTTTTATAGTGATAAAAAGTGGCAGGAGGGATAATAGTTGCAAAAGACAAGATATTTTCAATTAAATAAGCCGCAGTTAAGCGACTTTGCGAATATAGAAGAAGCCATAAATCCGTCAATGGATATAATAGATACGAAGTTGAAACAGCTTGAAGATGGCAAAATAAATAGTAATAACGGAGCTATAGCAGATATTAACTTACCTGCTGCATGGCTAGAAAGCACGGTTATATCGGATCTAAATCAGATAGAAGCAAAACGAAGTATAAAAGGCATACTTAGTGCCTTGGTTGCAGGACTGAGATATGTGCATGGATATTTCAAATCTACAAAAGTAGTGCAGGTCAAGGCAAATGGATTTAGCGGTATAGCGCCTTATAGCTGTCGTGTCGATGTGGCAGGGTTAAAGGCGAATGATACGCCGATAATCAGTCATAAATTGCAGGACGGCTTAACGGATGCAGGGATAATAAAAGCGGCGTGGAAATCATATAGCTGTATTGATAGAATAGAAGTTTATGATGGTTATATGATAGTCAAATGCTACGGAAAAAAGCCACAGCAGGATATATGGTTGGCAGTGAAGGGAGGTTAATTGTATGGCAGACGCAATATTAATACAAGGCGGTTCAGGCGGAATAGATAGCAGTGATGTAACTGCTTCAAAAGCAGATGTGTTGGAAGGTAAAACTACAATTACTTCAGATAGCAATGACGAGGTAGTGCAGGGTACTATGCCGCTATTGATGGCTAATTCGGATATGATAAACGTTATGAAAGCATATCCGAGAATGGATCAGTGGGGCATGGGTGGAGTAATTGATAGTGCTAGTATGGGAAGAGGGCTTATAGTAGCATTAAGACCTGAAGATGGAAAAAGGTACGCTCTTGATAGCAATAATGTTTTTGTATTTATTCCTTTAGCAGACTTGCGGGCTGAGAATATAAGATCGGACAAAAATATAGGTGGTGTGCAAGGTAATATACAAGTTATTGGCAAAATAGGAGTAGCCCCTGGAAACGGTTGGTTTAATCATGAATTTATGTTTATATTGAATATCCCTCAGGGCATATATGAAGCACAGGGTGAAAGTTGGGCACCTGAGTTGCGTGTGCCGATTCAGAAAGTTCGTGAAATTTTAGGAATATTGGCACATAAAATAGCAGCGGATGAAAACATAGCAGGAGTTCAGGGTACTTTGCCTGTTTGGAATATAGCATTATCCGGGCATGGAGATGTTATGTATGCATGGGCAGGAGAAGGACATTATTACGATCACCCGATTTCAGGCAGAGGGGTGATTTTAAGAATACCTAATAATCACATAACAAGAGGCGGAAACTGGGTATATCTTGCTGAACCTGATCTGATTGGATCGAATATCAGAAAAGGTGCGAATATGTTCGGAATACCTGGTGAAATGGTCGACTATGGAG